ATGATAGTCCAGTCTTGAAACTGTATTACCGTCTTTGTCTACAATATTCCAATTAAGGTCATCACTGGGATCTTGTAGGAACATACCAAGATCTCCGAGGTAGTCAGTGAACACTATGTCTTGTTCAAGTTCTGCACCAAATGTCCAGCTACAGCCATTTGTATAAAGTGTTTTTATCGTCATAACAAATTATGTTTTTTAATATAGTTTGCAAGTTCCAAGGCCCAGGCTTTGTGTGCTTCCGGACTAGGATGCCAACCATTAAATGGTTTCTTAACTTTAGAATCTGGATTCTCTATGAAACTTTTAAAAGTACTGCACTCTTGATCTTTTTTATAAAATCGCACAGGATCTATGGTATCCCAGAGTGCTCTAAAATCGTAGAACTGTCTACTACGTTTAGTTGGCAAGTCTGTTTCTTGAAATTGATATCCACCCAGGGCATATTCAAGTTTATCTAGTTCTTCTCTAGTATTCAAATCATACCATTCTTGGACCTGTGACTTAGGTACTTGATAAAAGCTGTTATAGTTTAACCACTTAATACCGTGAACCTTACAAAAGTTTTGAAAGTTTGCAATATTCATTACATGACGTATCATGTATTCTTCGGGATGCCATAAGTGAGAAACATATAACTCCCAGAACTTTTTCTGTTCTTCGGAATCAAAATGCGGCACGTTGGGCCACAGTCTAAACGGCTGTGACAACTTATCATCCTTGTACCAAAAACTATTTCTTTCAGGACTAGTCCAACCAACAATAACGAAAAGATTCTCTGTAGATCTGTGCTGTGCTATATAATTATTAGTGATGTAATCCATGGTTCTACGTATAATAGTACCATTGTCATCTGCTGGCCAGCTTAGATTTACGACCCTTGCATTTAACAAACTACTCAAGTGATAGGAAAATATTTTTGTTCTTCTATACTTGTCGTTATTTTCTTCAAAGTCATAGTTACCCGGATGCACATCTTCGCCGGCTTTTGCAGCCAGTTTGGGATCTACGATTTCACAGCCAAATGTCCAGCTATCACCGTCACAGATAATTTCTAGACCTTCAGTATGCCTAGGTTCAGTGCTGGCTAATATACTATCAAATATACCAAGCGAACCATTTTTTTCTGATTTCTTCATAATCGTAAATTCCATTTAAATTTTCTTCAACAGCCGTGCTTCTCATAACTGCGTACTCTATTGGTTCTATGCAATGCGGGTGTATACTTAAATTAGTTGCATGGTCATATAACAAACAGCCTGGACCGTAAAACGTTACCGGATCAATATTGTTTGTAGCATGATTTTCCATTCTATAATCTAAACCACATGTTAGTTTATGTGTTGCATACAAATCACCCATGAGATCCATTGTCGGACTATCACCATAAAATAACACATCATCTAAACTATTGTAATTAAATTCTGATTGGAATTTACTTACAGGTGTGCACGAATAACAAACTCCGGGCCATACTTTGGCAAGAGGAAATCTGTATGCAGGATTATATATTACATCCAGACGTGCCTTAACAACTATATCGTATTGGAAGTCATTAGCTAGTTCATACCTACGTTTTTGCATTAGACTTTTTTCAAAGCTGTGAAACATAGGATCCCAGGCTAACTTAAAGTTGTCGGCTATCCACTCCTCTTGCTGAAAATCTTTAGGTTCATAAGCCGCAATAATTGCGTCTTTGTCATTGTGCTTTTCGTCTTTGAATACGCTTATATGTGTCTTGGGCTGTCTCCAAGAGTTTGTATCCCAGGTATGAATAAAGAAGTCAGTTTCTACTGGTAATCCTGTTTCAAAGTGAGGGTGATCAAATGTAAAAAAGCGTTTGATATTTTCAACGCAAGAGCTCCAGTGTCTTGCCTGTCCACTTAGACATACTGCTATTCTGAATTTATTAGATGAGCTCATGACCGCCTAGTCCTCCGTCCAATCCTGCTGCCAGTTTACGTTCGATGTAATCACTTTGTCTATAAACTTTAGGGTCTATTGATATAGGCCTTACGTTCATACGCAACATCTTAGCATAAAAGTATAATGCATGTTCAGTAGATACGTGATTTTCATTGAATGATCTACGTCCTATAATAGGCATCCAACGATAAAAATCACAGATCCTATCAAATGTTACACTGTCTGCGTACCAAAAAATGTCACCCATTCTATGGAATGGATATTGATTCTGATCTTTACCTGTATGACAACTATAAAATGTATTATATTCAGGGTACACTAAATCTTTGCTTTCATCTGATAAGAACCAATCGATCTGGTGATCATCAAAAAACAAATCATATCTCATTCTAAAACAAATGTCATATCTAAAGTTATTTTCTATTTCATGCTGTTTCTTTAAATGTGCGCTGTGCATGACTGCATAAAATTGACTGGCCGCCCATTCCAATGGAGTCCCGCCATGTCGCTCTTTTTGTAGTTCTGCCCATTTTCTCAGTTCTTTGGGACGATCTTTACTATGAGTTTCATCATGAAACATATACCTAACCGGATTGAGTGCAGATAAAAAAGCAGATCGTTCTTCTTCACTTAATGGAGTGCCTTTTATCGTTATATAATCATCAACGAGGTGCTTACTAACTGCGCCATCTGCGGCTAGTACTGCATGTGGAGGGGTATTGAAGTCCCAGGCATGACAAAATGTGTCGATTGTTTCAACATCATATTTGTCTTTAATTTTACTGATAAGTTTTTGCCAAGTAGGATTACATTTATCCCAGGTCCTTGGCTGACCACTAAAACAAAGTGCTATTTTCATATTTGTGTATTTAATATGTTTCTTCGCACAATCGTTATTGTATTATCCTTAAATGGTCTTATTTTAATATTGCTTGCGGCAAGGTATTCTGCGTGATGGAATTGCCAGTCATTACTATGTTCTTTTGATTCTCGTTCTATGGCGAAGTTACATACTGTATCAATTGTATCACTACCTCCCATCCAGCATACATCTTCTATGGCATTGGGGAATTTATTATTGAAGTCAACAACATATAGCATATCCTTTTTAGTGCCGATATAATTCATATCTTCTTCCAGTGTTCTGCCTTCTCCAAAATCTAAATCAAATCGCAGTCTCATTACAAGATTATATTTACTGTTACTTACTTGTTCGTGATTTCGCTTTAATTGATTTGACTCCCATATACTCTGAAACATTGGTATTTGTGCATGACAATATCCTTCTCTCATCGTCACACGTTTATGATGTACAATTTGATATAAATCAAAATCATCAACACGCATATCAACAGGGTCATATATCTCTGCCAATTTTTTAAATTCAGATTTATCTACTTCCCTACGTATGCCATGGACATCTGCAATATCAGAATGTTCCAATGCATGTGGGCTCATTGTTTCAATATCCCAGGTGTGAATAAAAATATCTACAGTGTCACGTAGAATGCCTATGTATTTTAACAGGGATTTGGAGTTTGCAATGCCAGTTCTAATTTGGCCACTAAAACAAATCGCGATCCTGCCAGTCAAATCCATGATTAATTACGCTTCCAGAAATTATAAAGTTCTGTGAATTCAGGGAAAGTTGCTAGGAAATCTGTACCGCGTCTACGATCATGTTCGTCAACAAAGGCAACAAAGTCCTTGTGCTCTATGGCCACTCTGCCGGTGACATCTTTTTTAGTTAGCATTAATTCATGTAAACGTTTGAATTTATCTGCTTCCCAGACAGCAAAGCCAGAGTTTTCTTCGTCTGTGGTTAAATTTGCATAGGCAAAATCCACTTGCTCTTTTACTTTATCTGCCCAACTATTAGGCATAATAAAGATAGCCTGATGCGGTGGGTATCTTAGATAGGGTGTATCTAAGATCAGCGGGTGACGTCTACCGTAGCCACCGCCGTACTTCTTCTTGATAGCCAATACGTCTTTCATGAAGTCTAAGTAGCTACCTAGACTCAGTGCATTGTATGTACTCATTATGGTAAACGTACATTCAGGCACAGCGTCCAACATTTTTTGTATGTTTGCCAGCCATTGATTGTAATCCAAGCCATCACGTATATACTCTGCGGCGGCACCGTGTGCATCACAGCTAGTGAATATTTTAAATTTCTTCACTTTACCTTCTGCACAGATATGCTTTACTTTTTCAATGAACTTGTCAAGTACCGCATCTGGTATACACATATTACTGTTAATACTTAAATCCAGTTCGGGATTAGGATTCTCAATAATATAGTCCAGTACTCTGAATGTATCCTTGGCTAACAATGGCTCGCCGCCAGTGATACGGAAATGTTGTAGATCTTTATAGATGTCAGGCCACCACTGCCAAAACGCTTCTACATAAGGATTGTATTGGTTATGTGGTATTGGTAGCTTATCTGTACGTTTAAGCCATTCTATATCTGCAAATTTGTTACTGGTTGGATATGCGCCATGTTGTTTGACTTCTTCCATCCAAGAACTGCTAACTTCAGGAGTGCAATAGCTACATTTAAAATTGCAGACACTGCTAAAACTCACTTCAAGATAACTTGGAGCAACATCAAAATCCCAGGGTTTAGTGGCGCATTCGCTGAGATGTTTACGAGCCCAGTTATCACTGCTCTTATAAACACGATCGCTCATTACATCTGGGCCACTGTCTTCCACACGCCAGCAATATTCACATTCAGGTGGGCGTGTGCCCTCCAGCATCATTTTACGCTGTTTCTTTTTGTAGCTAGTATTGTGTAGCGCACTGGGATTTACTGTGATTTCTTCCAGTGGAATCTTATGTGTGGTAGGATGGTGACAACTATGTGTATGCCCTGTTTGCAGGTGCAATGTTACCTGCTTCCATTTTGCTATACAGAAGCTGTCACTGACTGCGTTGAGTTCGTCTCTAAAATTATGTAATGGTGTCATTCTATTGAATTATCTACTTGTGTTTCTTTTATCAGTGCACCCAAGCGAGGCGGGTTAATCCAGCTTTCCTTAAAAAATTTACTGCCGTTAATGTCCAGTTCAGCTATTTCAAAACCCAGTCTACTACGTAGTACTTCGCCTAGTTTAAATATTTCGTCCTGTAATTTCTTCTTGTCATAGACCCAACCTGTTGCAGTGCATCGTTCAGTACCACCACTGAATTGTGGTTGTATACTTTCTTTCCAAAAAGCATCATGCCATTTAAAATCTCTAACGTTTTTAAAGTCAAATCCATCTCTTGCTAGGTTAGTCATATATGCACCCAGTCTAGTACCGAACATTGCCCAGAGTCCATTTTGTACATCTGCGCCAACACTGGCCCAGACTAATAAGCGTTTATAGTTTCTATCATGCACACGTTCTTTAATTAAGCGAGGATCAACTGTTACTCCGCCATCCAGTGTTAACTTAACACCTTCACGGAATCCTGCTCTGTATGCTTGGTAAGCACTACCGTTATTATGCACGTCACAATAAATGTTATTCATCTGATGATAATATATATCCCAGCAAAAGTCAACCTGTGCTTTAGGATCATCTGCGGCTTCATGTGTTTTCATTTGTTCAACTACGTGCTTGGGCCACATCTTAATGCCACCATTACCATAGACTAGACCATTAATAACGTTTTTACCTGCCCAACTTACTACGTCATGCTTGCCAATCTTATCCATGTCCAGTTCAAGACTGAAAAAATCTTCGTGTACAATATTGTCCGCATCCACAGTGATAAAGCGATCTGTTTCCGCTACCTTTGCCGCAGCCTTATGACAAGCATCGCTGCCATAAACGCCATGTATGCGTTTAGCCCAGGGTGCTTTAGTTTGTAAGTCGGCATAGTTGGCATCTGCATTTGGTTCATCCAAACTCATAAAAACAATATCAAAATTTGTAATTGGTACTAACATTACTATCCTCTAAGTATAAGTGTAAGTGATCTGTGATCACATTGGCGGCTCTGTTAAAATCTATTTCTACTTCTAAAACACCGTAGTTATTTAACGAAGCTCTAGAGATTTTTTTAACGCCAAGTAGTACTGTTGGATCTTCTCGGTCAAAAAAGTAAAATGTAATCTCATCATTAATTTTATAACTATTTGGATTCATCATTATGCTTTGAATCTGCATGGTTGTTTCTTTTTGTTTATAAACTATCTGCGGTTTATTGACAGAATCACCATCGTCTACATAATGGGCAGTATTATTATGAGCGGAAAATGTAATTGGCAAGTCGTTGTCGTAGTGTACAAAGCCTATGTTTTTTAAATCTGCTTCCAGATCAGGTAACCAGCCGCAATCAAATACCAATGTCTCTAGTGTACATAATTCAAATATATTTAGATGTAGCCTATCAAATAACATTGTTTTGTCAGAGGCATTTATACAAAAAATATTAACGTGCATGTTACTGCGTTCCAGACTTTGTTCCGTTCTCCAGTCACTGGATATATATTTTTTTAGTTTATCATAGTCCACTACAATGCGTATTTTTTTAAACACAAGATCGCAGTATAAATGCACAGGACCAACTCTATCCATGGAGGCAAATACATAGTCGAATTCTGTTTTTTCAAATAAAGATGTGTTGAGTATGATATCGTGTTGTTTCTTTTCTCTGTCATAGACAACACTGATCTTTGATATAGGACACTTACCCGAGAACACATCAGCAACTAAATCTACTTTAGTTGTTGTAAGTATTAAATTTTTAATACTGCTTGGTTTGGTTTTGACTTCCGGTGTGATTTCAACAATATGCCTAGTTAACCTATCATATTCAACATAAAATACTTTTAATTTATTTTCCCTGCGCTTTAATAGCCGTGGTTGAATATCAAATTCTTCTTGTTCATCATCCTGTCCTTTTATGTCAAGAACAGGCATAGACCAATTGAACTCAGACATTTTTATCTTTAAATGCTTTCTTTATTTTATCAGTTAACCAACCAGTATGTTGATATTTTATAAGACCATGTTGTATAAAATTTTCTATTTTTAGCTCTGCTTGATCAGTTACCCAGTAATTTAAAAATCTAGTCCAGGGTTCTTTACTCCAGTTCGGAGACCAGTGATTCATTTCCTGTAAACCAAGATCTACACTGTTGAGGAAATCAAATTCCATGATCTTTTCACTGGCAACGCTTCTAATAAACGACATAACCCATTCGATCCAAAGAAAATCAGGAAAGAAGGGCAAGCATATTTCTTCGCTTGCACTTTGCTTATTCATGGACCAGTCCATGGCTGACTTTTGATCGTATGTTCCGCAGATCTGTAATGCAAAACCCAGTATGTCCTGTGCATCTTTTTCTTTGTTAAGGTAAACTGCATTTAGGTTTGACGCCAAGCCAAAAGATTTTAATTCCATTGAAGACGTCCAGTAGACTTCATTGCCTATTTGTTCGCCAGAAAAACTATTTCTAGTTTTGGGTATTACTACTCCAGATAAACCCCTAAGAGATTCCCAGACATCTACATTGAACTTTGTTAATATTTGATCCGGTAAAAATGCTATTGTTTTATCAAATGGGCTTTTTAATAGTCCATAAAAATAGTTGAAGGTGTAGTCATCGCATAAGCCTTCCGGCGTTATAACCAGATCAACTCCTTTTATACCAGTAAATTCTTTATTGGCAACTGCAACGACACGTCGTGTTTGGTCTATTGCTTTAATAGAACACGCCAGTAATTCAACCTGTGCTACATTAGAGTCGTTTAATAACGGTATTAGATAACCTTCATTCATAAGCTAGTTTAAATAATTCTTTTTCATGTCGTAAGATCGCCTTTTTATTCATGATATGGACGTTCTCATTTTTAATTCTACTACAAATATTCTTCCAAGGTTCCTTGGGATCTGGACATAATAAAACGTAGTTATTTAACTTGTCAAATTTAACTATGTCATCTATCTGTTCACTGAACCTCATAACCGTGCCGGGCAACTGATCAGTAAAAGAACTCTTGACCTGTCCATTTAATAAATGCACTGCAATACTGGCCGCGTAGTCAGTTCTAAACAGTCTGCCTGGAAACTTATACAACCATTTATAATAGTCATAGTTTTCTTTGACGTGTTCCCATATTCCAAAAAACAATCTGGCAGCTTCGCTTTCTTTATTCCAATAAACTACAGTACTCCACCACATATCAATGCCATCGGGATGTAATTTTTGTTCCCAGATACGTGGCTCATAGTTTCGAACACTGACTGCATCCTTGTACATGGCAAGATCGCTGTTTGTTTCGAATATAAGATCCAGTGTATTATTGCCAATAAAATAATCAACGTCTATCATCAAAGTCTTTTTATATGGACTTTTCTCAAAGATTGTATGTTTATTTTTGTTGTTGAACTGTGTTACGAACTCTGACCAGGGACTGTCCCTATGGCTTCTAGTATTGCGCTCGTGTTCTATTTCCTCGACAATTACATTATCAAAGGTCATTTTAATTAATTCTGTGCCTATGTTTGATTGTAGTTCTCTAAATGAAGGCAGATCTGTCATCAATGTAACATGATTATGCTTCATATACTTTTTCACAGAACGTGCGGCTATACACGCCAGCTTGGTATAATCCAAGGTGGGATTATTGTATGCTATTAATAAAACACCGGTGTCAAATTCAGAATTAGACATTTAGCCCCACTAGTTTTTTAGTGTCTCGCATCTTTTTAATTTTTTCGTGCTCAACATAATATTCATTCAACGCCTCTGTGTAAAGGCTAAGAAGTCTACTATGGAAATCCAATAAATCAGACACCATTACTGGGTTTTCATTGTCATCTAAAAATACGTATTGCTTTACACCAAGATCCAATAATTGTTTTACAAAGTTTATTAGTTCCAGTCTAGCAGTGAACATGTGTCCGTTATAACCAATTGTAAGCATGGTGTTCATGCGATGTTTAAGGTTTTGTTTTTGATTGTTTAGCGTTAGCCTAAAATTGCTGAATTCTAGTGCTTCTTTGAGTTTGTCATCCATTCGCTTACTCCATTATATACTATGTTAATATTTAGTTGTCAAAAATTAAAAAACCCGGACGAACCGGGTTTCTATGCGTGTATTGGTAATTTGTTAATTAGTTACCCCACTGAATTGTGGATTTGATATTGAGAAAGTAACGTTGCCAGAAGTTTTTGTTATTGCTTTATTGCTTTGTACATATAATGTATGTGTACCACTGGTTACCTGTGCTGACAGGGAATTTAAAGAAACAGTGATTATCAAATTAACTGGACCTGTTTGATAGCTTGCGCCTTGTACTGGTTCGATTTTACCATAAACTTTAATTGTCTTTGAACCACCTGTGCCATAACCGTAGCCATAGCCATAGCCATAACCATAACCATAGCCTCCGTAGCCATAATCACCATAGCCATAGCCACCACCGCCCTGATTCAATGTCAATAATAAAGCTGATTCAGAAGTTAAATCTTCAAAGCCCTTGTCTTCACTGATAACGTTTGCAGTTGTACTCAATGTATTTGTAAGTCCGATGTTCACTGTACCAAGACGTTCATAAGCAGTTGCCCAACCTGAGTCAACTGTGTCGCCTGCAGATTTTACTAGATAAAGTTTAAATGAGCTTCCACTGTTAAAATAATATCTTGCTTGATCATAGTTAGCAAATGTCAACGTAGTTACAAAATTTAAATTGTTACTAAATGAACTAGATCTAGTGATAGATCCCAGTTCTGATATAGTAGTTTGTCCTATGGCTGCTGTATTCTTATTTGGTGCCACGTCTGTGATCACAGTTTCAATATCATTCCAAATAGTATGAGTTATCTTCTGTCCACGAATTACTCTGTCTAATTCAAATTCTGAGCCAACATGTTCTGCACTTAGGTTTACTCGATCAACTAGTTCGTTGACGATATCAGCAGTGACTTTAGTACCAACACTAACGTCTGAAGCAGAGGAATTACCCCAGCCAAATTCTTGATTCAACTTAGCAGGGTCTGAAGTAGGGGGCGCAGAGTTAGGGTATTCATCAGAAAATACCTTATTGATGTCGGAGACTAGGTTATTATAGTCAACCGCCGTTATCTTTTGACCCTTAACTGCTGCCAATTTATCTTACTCCAACTGCTACTTCTACTGCACCTACAGTATCATCGTGTTTTTCACCGATTGCTCTGCCAATAATTGCCGCAGCATCGAATTTATCAGTTGCCATACCTACGCCTGGAATATCACTGGCCACAATGCGTTGACCTTTTTTAACTGGTCCTTTAACCACGCAGGGAACGCGACCTTTTAATGCAACAGGATAAGCATATTCTGCCATTTTCATTTTACTGTTTAATAAAAAGCCAGGAGCTGTTGAGATAATACCAAATACTTGGTCGTCAAATTCTTGTGTTGTTTTTGTAATTTCTTTTAGGCCACCTAATTTTACAATATTGCCCGGGATTAACATGTCATCTGCAACATAAATCTCTGCCATGTCAGCAAACTCTGCTTCCATAGCACGACCACGAATTTTAAAGTTTCCATAATTAGAACCACTGCTAGGATCACCGTCATTCATATTAAAGCCAGCGCCAATAGTAGGGAATGTTCCCTGCAAACCAGTGTCTGCATGTGGAATATATGTACCTGCATCACTGCTGATAATAGCAACTATTTGCGAGTTGACTTTGAATTTAATTGCAGTATGCATTTGGTTCAAAGTATCTTTGATCTGACTTGTTTCGAAACCAGTGGCTGGACCGCCTATTATATTTTGTCCGCCAATAGGATACCAGCCATTATCTTGACCATTGGTGTTAACATATAAAATGTTTTCTGTGGTTTTAAACCATAGTTGACCAATAATAGGGTGTGCTGGTGCAGTGGTATTACTGAAGTGTTCCAGCAAAGCAACTAAGTTTTCAGCCATAACTTCGCCATAGCTGGGGAAATTTTTACCTAATAACTTAAGACTAGTTGACGTTGCATCTAGTTGTCTGTCAGGTATAAGCGTTAGTCGCTCTAAATTTGTTTTTGTTACATCGTATGCCATGCTCTACAATTCCTTTTATATATTTACCATTTTATGTTATACGTATACGCAACGTATAAACTACCTGAATAACACGGTTTGCACTTTTTTGCACTGGATGGAATACAATATGACTTAGCAAGTATCCCATGTTAAGATCAGAGCCCTTGCTCTTTAAGCCGATCTCATTGAATACGAACTCACCTTCAAAGTCAGAAGCGTTATCCATGGCCTGCTGTTCTGAGGCAACAAGATTACCAACACTGCTAAGATTTGGTTCTTCACGTTCCAAAGTACATGTTATTATTAGGTCCGAATAGGTTAAACCTAGTTTATGTGCTACTTCTATTTTGTTTCTTTGAGCATCGTCATTTCTAGAATCTAACACATCCAGTATCTTAAAGTAGCTGGGACTAAACAAAGATGCAACTGTGCCATTATTGAGGTTTGCGGATACATCTTTATAAGTGATGTTACCCGTTTCATCAATGACAGCGCCACCGTTACCAAAATGCATTTCAAATACATACTTTCCGTTATTACCAGCCAACTGATTGGCAACAATGATACTCATTGTTTCTGGGTTAATAGCGTTATGTTTGTCCACGAAGACTTCCTGGGTTGTTGGGTCCCAGATCTTAACGTGTCCGTCTATGTTTATATTCGTATCTTCGATCATTTGTTTATCCTAATGTATTATTTACCATATTTTTTAACTAGTACTATAACTCATGAGTGTTTTTGCCATTAAGTTTTCACTTTCAGCAAGAGTTTTTCCAGGGTCATTATAGAACTGTTGTCTGTTGTTATTTAAGCTCTGTAAAGGAATATAACCATGCAGTTTTGTTCTAGAATTTTCCAAGAATACAGCGGCGGGTGCATCATGATCCATCATGGTTGTACCTGCTGTTGCTCTTACTATACCAGAAATACCAGTTTCTTCTTTAATGGAATATACTATTCTTTCATTGCCAATCCACAAAGCCTGCGGATTTTCATAATTTGCGTCCGGTACATTTGACATATCACTTAGACCTATAAATGTAAAATCACCCTGCAAATTGCTGGTCAATGCTGTTTCATTTAACAGTACAGTAGCAGCCATAGTATTATTATGGTAATGTTCACGAACTGTTACATTTTCATGTGTAATATCTATAATCAGGTTGTCTGTTATAGTACTATGTACCATTTCCTCGCCAAGCCCAGTTCTATAGTACTTGCTCTTTGTGGAACCTGCAATTATTTTATCCAGTGAACCAGCAGGGATACCACTGTATCCTTTGTAGATCTTTTCTATTAAATGACTGTTGTCTGCTTGATCTGGATCAAAGCTAAGGTTATCCCATTTCGCTTGATCATCGTCCCAGCCTATGTTAACAAAACGTAGGCCATCTAGATTTGCATCCAATTGTTCTTCAGAACCAAAACTATGTCTTTCATAATTTAACTGTATTTCCATTACAGGGAACTCTTCGATGTCAATATTATTATCCTCGAGCTGATTTTTAGAGACGTCACCGCCGCGTGTCTTGTCCCTGTATGCCTTAACTGTGGAATAGAAGGTATTCAACACTGACAAGTTGTCACGTTGTAATTCATGGTCTGTGCTAAATGATGCACCGGCCACGTTTGTTGAAAGTACCGTACTTGACTTAACTATCCAATCTACATCCAACTGTTCGCTGAGCACGTATCGTAGCATAGCGCAAGTTATATTCACATAATTTACTCTATATTCTTGAACAAAAATATTGTAACGCAACGCATCTACTATTACATTGATCTGTGCGTTCAAATCATAGTCCCAGGGTACATTATCCCAGGGAACAATGTTCCAACCGCCAAGACTTACTTTGTTATATAAATCTTCGACAAATTGTATTGTTCCATTGTATCTATAAACAACATTAAAGCCACCATCTGCTTGTTTTTCATATATAACGTTTTGACCTGTTACTTTTGCATATTCTCCTGTGGATACAAACGCATTTAACAAATCAGCCTGCGTTTCAAAAATGTATGCTATTGATTTTTTGTCGTCATAGCTAGTACTCTTATAATCAGTATAATACCATACTGCTGTCATATCAACAACTTGATCACCCATAGTATAATTAGTCTGGGACAGACGCTGATCCCAATTTTCTATACTATTAACCAAATCCATGGATAGCAAAAGTTCATTGACTTTCTTGATAAATGTACGTCTTGCTTCCAAGGGGTTACTGAACCATGTCTGAGCATAGGGTCTAATAGTATTACCCAGTCTGTTGTAAGGGTGTAAGTTATCTATGTCAGGGACATTTTTATTTCTATAATATAGTTGGTCATCCTCGTCATAGTATTTTCGTTTGATGAACGTTGCTAGACTGTCTCTAAGTCTTAGATGCATCCATTCAGGAATAATAAACAACGGGTTATTGTCAGAAATAAACATCCACTGTTGGTGTTTCTCTTCGCCTTTTAACTTTGTTTTTATTTGTAGTACAGTGCCTTCTTCTGTGATTAAGTCAGAGATACCCTTTATAATCATAGAATTATTGCTTATAGGAGCCCACCAAGGAATACCTGCGGCGCTGGGGTTCAATAAGACTGCACTTAACTGTGACGTAGAATATACTCTTGATGTTTTACTTTCCTTGGGTATAGATGTTTTATTTTTAACCCAGAAATAATAAACAGTAAAGCTCTGACCACTGGCCTGTTCTGTCTTCTCTGTCCAGTAATAATTCTTAGTACCAGTACTGTCATTATAATATGCTTGACCGGATGCAACATTACCAAAGGATTCCTTTTTATTTTTAACTAAAGTTTCCCATTGGCTAGGGTGTACAGAACTCTTTGTCCACTCATAGATGTCAGGCGCTTTGTTATTAATTGTTTTGCCCCAATTTTTAGAACGTTCTATATCAGAACCACTTTCATAGTCCTCAAATTGTACAGTGCTCGTATCCCACCAGCGACGTCCCACATTGGAATCATACCATGCAGTACTCAAATACAAGTTCTTTGAAGCGTCACTGGACCTAGTATACTTTGCAGGGTCTACTCTATTAACAACATCAATATCGTCTAAGAAAACTTTAGGCAATCTAAATTTCTTTGGATCAAAAAGTTCAACTCTAGCCAATGTGTTGACACTAAATTTATCATAAACCACTAAATGTTCTATGTTACTAGGATCAACTGGTAGGCTAGCTGTTTTAACAACTTTACTTACGACATCATTGTTGTCATTTTTAGAGAATTGGTGTACTCTATAATTTCCAAAAGTAAATGCATTTTCTGCTGATGTCGTCGCGGCAGCGGTATCGTCTACAATAGCTATAGGCTCAACTGCGTTATATCCACTGGGAGTTGCCGGAGGAACTATGTTAGTTGATCCAAGAATATTATCTCTAGGATTAAATTTCTTACCCCAAGTATATCCTGGGTTCGCTAGGGCCGCGTTTAAGTCTTCTTCTGTTTTAAATCGCACAGGTCTAAATACAAACACTTTTCCTGTTTTAATTGTGCCAGGTATATTTGTGTTTATATAAAAATAATAATTAGAACCAATTTGTTCTGTGCTATCTACTCGCCATACACCGTTTACACTGCTGGCGCAGTTGTCAGCATTTACTATCAGTACCATGTCACCGGCAACTAGTGTATGATCCT